ACTTACCCCAGCAGCAAACGTTGCCGTCTTGGCTGCGCAGTACAAGGCCATGAACCAGTAGGTGATCACGGGGCGCACGCTGATCGACAATGCGTCGGCCCAGCGAACCCCGGTTTTCTCGCCCTGCGTGCGAACGGCTTCGCGCAGGGTTTCGATGGCTCCGACGTTCCATGCCGCGTCGGCACCCGCGCCGATTTCCGACATTCGCTGCGCGCCACGCAGCTTCTCGAACTCCAGCGCCTTGTCCTGCATCGCCAGTTCGTGGCCGCGCTCGCCTTTGCGGTCGAGCCATTTGAGGATTTCAGGCGCGAGACGGAAGGCCCCGCCGAGGAGGCCACCAAGCAAGGTCTCAATCATTGCGGACCTCCCATCAGTTTGAGCTTGATGGCGGCACCGACCAGCAGTGCGGCCAGGATACCGGTGGTGATGACCTTGACGGTGGTCTGCCACGCAGTGCGGCGGGCGTCACGCCAGGCTTCCAGCAGGTCACGTAGTTCGCGGATGTCGCGGGCGGCGTGGCCGTTTTCCAGCCCGAGGTGGGCCAGAACCCGTTCGGCTCCGCGTTCAGCGGCGCGGTCGAGCAGTTCGTCGAAATCCTCGCGGCGCAAGAGCAGCATGTTCTCTACGTGCGCAGGCTGTTGTTGTTCGGGTTCGGTCATTGGCGTTCTCCAGAAATGCGAAACCCGCCTCGTGGGCGGGTTTCTGGTGGGTACGAAGATGGGAAATCAGATGGCGATGCCTGCACTCCAGCCGGTGGACTTGTAGACCGAGAGCTTGGCCTCGTCCTCGATGTAGCAAAGCCAGCCGATCTTGGGCGAGTGGTACTCCCAGGTATCGGCAATGCGCACCGCGATCTGGTTGGTTTTGCCTGCCCACGCGCCCGTAGCAGCTGCTGGCACGATGTAGCGGTCGCCATTGGCGGGGCTGGCAGGTGGCGTGGTCAGGTCGCGGTCTTTCACGGACAAGCCGACCACCGCGCCGAGGCGCTTGAGGTTGGCGTCCATGCCGGTGTCCCAGCCACTTTCGCCGAGGGTCCAGCCGTAATTGAGTCCCAGGTTCGGGTCGGTTGATGACATGGTTTATCTCCAGAGATTCGAGGCTTGGCGAATGCGCCGGACTGCTTCCGGATCGCCGGTTCGGTGGCTTTGCTGCGGGTGCTGTCGCCAATGCCGCCCGACGATGGGCAGGTACAGCACGCCGCCGCGCTTGGCTACGAGCAGGGTCAGCAGCCAGTCGGCGAAATTGTTGATATCGGTGGTTTCCTTGAGCACGGCCTCGACCGCAGATCGACGCATCACGATCAGGCCGTGCACATGACTGGCGCTGTTGGCGTGTTGCCAGCGGCTGTAGGCCAGACGCCGCACAGCGATGTCGTGGCCGTTTTCGTCGGTCAGAGCTTCGTCGGTGTAGGCCATCACGGCTTGCGGGCAGACATCCAGCGCGTCGGCCAGTTGTGTGAAGGCGCTGGCTTCGTACAAATCGTCGGGATCGACAAAGGACACCAGCGGCAGCGTGCCTTGTGCATAGCCTGCCGCGCGTGCCTCACCGATACGGCCCGGAATGCCGGGCAAAACGTGCAACTGGATCGGTGCGTCCTCAAGGCTGGCGATGCAGGCCTCACGCCATTCGGCAGACTCGTTCAGGGTGAGCAGATGAACATCAATGCGTGCTTCCATCACACACCTCCCCAATACTGTCCCCAGCGCAGGCCGTAGCCCGCGCGATCCATGACCCGCACTTGCGGCTGCCAGCTGCTCAAACCATCGCGTTCGGCACTGATTTCGACTGTGATGCGGTCGCCCAGCGCACCGGCATCGAGCGCAGCCACTGCTGCCGTCCAGATAAAGGTGGTGCCGAGAAGTCCCGTTTCGGTGTGCGCCAGCACACCATTGCGATTGCGGATACGCAGCGTGTAGGTCACGCCCAGTTCCGGCCCGATATCGCCCTCGTCTTGCTGCACGAGGTAGGCTGTCTGCTGAGTGCGGTCGCGATGGGCCCACGCGACGTTGAGATCACCGGCCACAACGGCAGGCTCAGTCTGGCCATTGAGGCGGATACGACCGGGTGGATACGGCAAAGCCTGCCGACCGGCCAGCACCATCGGCTGCCCATTGGCGGCCAACACAGGATCTCCCTGCTCGGTCGACGTGCGTGGAATCGCGCCTACGAACACCGATTCGCCCGGGGCCCGCTCCGCACCTTCCGATGCCAGCCATTCGCCAACACCGATCAACCGAGTCCCCGAGGCATGTGCTTGGGGTGTGGTGTCGAGTACGCCCCGTGCGAGATCGATGGTTGCGTTGGCGGCATCGAAAGCCAGGACGGCAACTGCCTCTGCAATCGCCCCACTGGCATCCACCAGATAGGCGTAGTCGCCATCGGCCAGTCTCTCCGGCTGGCTGATGGCCGTAACAGGCACGCCGATGGCATCGACCTCTCTGGCAGGCAAGGCTACATCGAGCGTCAGCAGTGACGCATAGTCCTCGCCCACGACGGCAGTGAGGTCGCCGCTGGAAGCGCCTGTAGCCAGCTGCCAATTCAACTGCCCGGTGCCTCCGGCAGCCGCCAGCGCACCGAGATAGGTGTCCGTGTCGGTCAGGTAGGCCAGATCTGCGCGCGACGAACGCCGGGCCAGTTCCCAATACGGCACCTCGACGGCCAGCACCAAGGCGGGCGGCAAAGGTTCGATGGTTGGCTCTTCGACGTGCGGTGGCGGTGGCGACAGCACGGTGTTGCTCATCCCGAACACATCTTCCATGGCTTCGATGCGCCACTCGGCCGCGCCCAAGGTGCCGGTGTCGATGCCGGTGACGCGCACCACCATCTGATCCACACCCAAGCGCGGCCAGTTCAGCAGGAGCACATCGCCAGGCAGAGGCGCGCGTTCCAGCGTGTCGCGTGCCACCGTCAGACTCATCCGGGCCAAGGGCGAACCCAAGGCACGCAGGTCGCGCAAGGCCAGCCGGGCAGCAAGCGGCCCGTAGTTAACGCCTGGGTAGTCGCGGCGTTGATTGATCACGCCGCCTTGCAACTGGATGGCGGCCAGGTTCTCGACCGTGACGGCAGCATCACCGCCGGTCTGCCAGTCGGTGTAGACCACGGTCAGTTCGTTTGGCAGCTCGCCCCATTGGGCGCGTTCGAAGCGTTCCAGTCCCACGATTTCGTCGGGCCCCAACTGCGGCAGGCTGTCGATCCAATAGTCGTCGCGCAGCAGCTTCAGCTCAAACGTGCCTTGTTCCGGGTCGGTGTAGAGAATGCCGCCAATGTGGTCGATGACCTGGCCGATGAAGCTCTCGATGGGCTGCTGGCGTGTCCAGATCAAATTGAGGCCGAAGCCCTCGCTCGACAAAGCCCATGCCGCGTTCCAGAAACTCCAGCCGATGGTGCTCTGCGGATAGCCCATGCCCCAGTGTGGATCGGTTAGGCACTGCACCAGGATGTGCGCCGGGTTCATGCCGACGCTGATCTCGCGCCCTTCGTCCTCATCCCAGGTACGCACCTCGGCATTCCACTCCATCCACGGCGCATCGAACCAACCCGCCGTGAAGCGCCGGACGCGCACTGCCCACGGTTTGATGTATGGGTTGTTGGCCGCGAACAGGATCTTGCGTGCCACCAATGACAGCACGCCCCGAAATGCCGGAATGGAACTGCCGAGGCGGCTCATCAGATAGTCGTTGCGTCCTTGCCCAGCATGACCAGAAAGCACATCGATGGTGCCGACCACGCCGCCTTCGCGCTCGTCGCCGCCAAACAGAGTGGGCTTGTTGATCGAGAGGCTGCTCAGCCCATGCCCGCTGGACAGCGGCGCACGGTCGGCATCACCCCACGCGGTACGGTCGCCCATCTGGATTTCCTGCACGGCATCGACGGGTCCCTGGCACAAGGCCAGATGTAGCCCCATCCGGTAGCGATAGCCGACGGTTTGCTTCTTGCTGCTGCCACCCATCAGCCTTGCTCCCGCTGGCTGGATTGATTGCGGGCGTGTTCGACCACACGTTGGGCCATTGCATCGCCGGTGGCCAGCAAGGTGTCGGCGTCACAGCCATCGCGCAGGAAGGCCCGGAAATCCAGGTCGTGACGCGCAAACCACGTACGCGTGCCGTTCACGCACAGGCCCACGGCGCGCACGTGATCGATGGTGATGACGGTCTGCGTAGTCATTTCTTGCCACCTTTCTTCTTAATCGGATCGGCTTCGAGATCGCCGTACCAGACGACGTTGGAGCCACGCAGCAGCACGGTGCCGAACACGACGGGAATCGGTCGGCCTTCTTCTGCGGTGGGGGCATCGACGTCAGACAGGGATGCCGGTTTGGGTTCGGGCGGTTTCGGCGCGAGCGCGACCGAAACCAGCGCCGCCACCACGATGACGACGAGGTACCACATGGCGATTTCTCCAGGGATTCAGAACACGCCCGTCGAGAACGGGTTTTTGCTCGGGATGGCGGGAAAGCCGCCGTAGTTGTCGAGGTTGCCGAAGCGCGACTCGCACGTGGCCGTGCTGTGATCGCAGCCGACCGTCAGCAGCACCTCGGTGCCGACTTCAATGGCCACCGGATAGAGCAACTCGACGCCACCACCGTAGTCATTGACGATCATGTGGCGCGCACCTTCCGGGGTTTGCAGCCAGCCACCGGCCAAGCCACCACTGACGCTGCCGGGCGTGCCACCGTCGAGATCGACGTTGCGACCATTGCTGTTGCTCACCAAGGCGCTGGCCGAAATCGGTGACGCGCCGCAGGCAGCCGAATACAGAACGTGGGAACACTTGCGGCTGTAGAGCCGCCGCAACCCGATGCGCTTGAGACTGACTTGCGCCGACTCGCAGCGAACGCGAGCGACATCGTCAGCAACTTCGACGCCCAGCACCCGGCCCATCCAGCGCGTGCCGGAGATCCACCAGTAGTCGCCCCAGGTGTCGCGCCGTCCGATGCGCAGGGTGATCGAGGTGGTGTCGCCGGTCAGCGAGTTGGCGAGCAGGTGGCGCACCAAATCACAGTTCGGCGGCAGTTTCAGATCCAAGCCAGCCTTCGCAGCTTCAGCACCCAGCGCCAGTTCGTTGCGTTCCAAGGCCAGGCTCTTGTAGAGGTTGCCATCCAGATCAATATCGAATTCGTGCGGCGTTAGATAGAACTGCGCGCTGTTGCTGGCGAAGGCGTAAAGCTCGACTTCCAGCAATGGGTTCTGGCTCATCGTTCTTACTCTCCCTCGTAGGTTTGACGGTCATTGCCGCGCGGTTCGGGCAACTGACGTGCTGTCAGGGTGATCTCCAGCAGCGTCGGGCTGTGCCAGTACAGATCGATGGCATCGTGGTCGAGGCGGCAGCGAACGAGGCGAATGACGCGGCTGCCTGCGGGCACCCAGTCGTCGAGACCCGAGCGCAGCACCAGCACACCGCCTTGATCCAGATGGCAGGTCGCTGTCAGGGCGTACTGCCGATAGCCGTCTGGGTGCACGATCAAGCAAGCGGCGGGGCGATGCCAAAAATCCGAGATTCGCGCGGAGATGTCTTTGCCATCCACGCGCAGGAAGCCATCTTCGGGATCGGCTTCGACGGTCACCCACAGGATCGGAGCCAAGCCATCGGGCAGCCAGAAGGCTTCCAAACGGCCTTGGGCGCGCCACAACCGCGCCCGCCAGATCTCGATTTCATCGAGTGAGCTGGCCAGATAGCGCCGCTGCAAAGTTGTCGTCGCCCACGGATCGTCCCGGCGCACCCACGGATCTGCAGGCGAAAAGTCTTGGCGGGTGATCGTGGTTTGCGCTGCGGCCGTTGGATCGTCACGCCAGTTGCCATCTGGCCAGACCGGGATCTCGTCGAGCCATGGGTCATCAAGAACATCCTGTTCGGGCAGTGGCGCAGGCTGGATCTGTGTGGGAATGTTGCCGCCGACCATGCCGGGTACCCACTGCGTGAGATCCGCCGGATCGATGGCCTTGCCCCACACCAAGGGCATGATGGTGCTGCCCACGGCCGTGGCTCGTGCCAAGGGCTCCGTCAGCCACAGGAGATCGCTTTCGACATCGCTGAGTTGGGCGATCTGCCAGCCATCGGCGGCGATGATCAAAATCCAGCGGCCATTGTTCTCAGTTTCCTGCCAGCCCTGCACCCCGTCGTAGGTCAGATGCACATTGGCCGAGAGTGGCCCGAACTGTCGCCCATCTGCCTCCGTCACATTGAGTGCCAGTGCGCCACGTTCGCAGGACTGGGTCAGGTGCACCGCGTACTGCGGCAGCGGCCACAGCGCCATTTGACCGAGATGATCGGCCAGCCAGTCGGCCACCAGGGCATCGGTCTGCCGGGCGTTGCCCACCTTGTAGGTGAGCCAGCGCCGAGGAACGCGTCGGCGTGCCTGCCGGGATTCGTTGCCACCGGCCAGCCGCGTGACGCTGGTCTGCCACTCCAGCCGTTCGACGAGGGGCTCCATCCAATCATGACGGAAGGCAAACACGCCGCGTTGCGCATCCGGCCAAGGCTGGTCGCCAAAGGCATCCATACCGGTGGCGACGATGGCGCTTGAGGCCGTGTCCCGGCGCAACACTTCGACCAGAAAGGTCGGTGCATCAATGGGTGGCCAGGGGCCCGCCAAGGATTCCGCCAGCAAGCTGGCCGCCAGATTGGGCGGCAGCGGAGCGACAGCCGTTTCCGGCGTGAAGCTGGCTGCGCTCGCCCCGAAGGTGGCGCGCGAGAGCACTTCACCCTGGAAGGCGGGCAGTTCGCTTCCAGGCGTCGGCTTGCTGGAAACCTCCGCGATGTCTTGAACGATGACGCGATCCGTCATGCCGACTCCACGCCGAACTCAGCGGCATTGAAGGCGGCCTCCGTCCACTGCACGTTGCCGTTCGGGTTGCGTTCGAACAGCGTGCTCTGCCAGGCCAGTTGCTCCTGCAGAATGATGTCGGTGCTGACGGCGCTTTGCGCACCACTGACCACGAGGCCTTTGACCTTGCCCAGACCGGCGTCGGTCTTGCGGGCCAGCATCGTGAGCTGGACGCCGTAGATGGCGGGCGTGGCCATCACCGGCAGCGGCTCGACATCGAAGGACTGGCGCAACCCCACGTTCGGCGCATTGATCGCCGTAGCTTCGTCCTCGTCGCTCACGGCATCCCAGGCTGCGGTACCGACCGGGCTGGCCGTCCACTGGTTCAGGCTGCCATCGGCCTGTGCCTGCAAGGCATCGACACGCACATCACCGAGGAAGGTGTTGTTGATCGTGCCGCTGGTGTCGGCGATGTAGAAGTCGTCGACGTCGATGGTGATCGGACAGTTTTGGCCAGGCACTGCACCCACGAATGCCGTGAGCAGTTGGCCACCGCCTTGGATGGTGTTCTGCGCAGTCATCTGGATGGCCAGGATGCCGTTGATGCGCACTGACAGAATGCCGTTGCTGGTGCCTTGCGTGACCTGCAACTCGATGTAGTGCCAGCCGCGCGCCGGAGCGCTGGCGACTGAGACAGAGATCAACTGGTCATAGCCGTATTGCCAGCGGTAGAGCTTGAGCCGACCGTCCTCGCCGATTTTCACGAGATGCGCGACCTGCGAGTTGGCATCGCGCACGCCCAGGAGCAGTGGCTCGGTGTAGGTGTTCTGGTACGGCACCACGCGAACGGCTGCCCCGACGATCAGGCTGGTCTTGGTGGCGTCGAGGTTCTTGACATAGCCGCCACCCGAACCTTCCGGCAAACGCAGGGCATAGGAGGACGGACGACGGCCATTGAGCCGGGTGGCCTGCGGTGACAGATACGCCGCCTTGCCACGTGCGAGCCACGGATCGCCAAAGCTGTCCACGGCCTGCGGGTCGTAGTGATCGAAACCGTCGATGAACAGAAGTGCCATTGGATTTACCCTTGCAGCGCCGCACGGATGGCCCGTGCATTGCGCCCGATGATGTTGACGATGACTTTCTCTCCGGCAGGCGACTGCAGGTGGTCGTGGGTCACACCCGGATCGACCGCGTTGACGATGCGCACGGCCTGATTCATCTGCGGCTGCGCGGGCGGCACTTTCACCTCCGGTACCAGCCCGCCCGCTGCGAAGGCCAGTTCGCCACCCTTGAAACGTGGGCCGGCCGACAAGCCGTTGAGCGAGTCGAGGAAGGCCACGCCGACTTGGCGCACGGCGGCCGCCCGCACCACGTACTCGCCTGCGGAAAGACGCGCCGGGATCGAATCCGAGGTGGCGCTGCCCGGCCCGGAGACCAGGCCGCCTCCCGCGAACTTCTTGATTCCACCCAAGAGCGCCATCACAGCGGCGACCATGGCTACCATCGCGGCCACCGCGAGTGCCGGGCCAACGTAGGGAATGGAAGCCTGCGACGCCGCCGCCCCAGCTCCCGCCTTGGCCGCATCCATCGACACCACGGCGGTGGTTTCGGTGGTCTTTTGGGCGACCTTGGCGGCGCTGGCCGCCGCATCGACGGTCTGCTCCTGCTGGATGAAACCGAGCTTGAGCGCCAGCATCCGAGCCTGCATGGCGATCCACTGCTGAAACGGCTGGATCACGATCTGCTGCAGGAAGGCATCGGCCACCTGCTGAAAAATGCTCGCCAAGGCACTGCGCCAGGTCTGCGCGCCGGTGATCATCCCGTTGAGCGCACCACCAAAGCTCTCGCCGATGCGATTCCACAGCGGGGCCATTTCATCGACGGTGAGCCGGGTGCGATCCAGCTCGTTGCGCCACGCCTGCACGCGAATCACCGCATCCGGCCCGATGGCCTGCGCGGCTTGCTGCATGGTCGGCAACAGGCGCTCCATCTCGGTGGCTGATTGCTGTTGCAAGGCCACGATCTGCTGACGCGCCTGTGCTTCGGTTAGTAGCCCAGCCTGCTGCTGGGTCTGAATGGCCTCCTGCGCATTATGCAGACGCTCAGTGACTTGCCGCCACTGAGCTTCAAGCGCAGCCAGATTGGCCTGTGCAGCCTTCACATTGATCAGCCGATCAATGAGCGACACGCCGTCGGCATCGCTTTCTGCCGCCAGTCGCGCCCGTAGATCGCGGTAGCTGCGCTCGATGGCGGCTTGCCGGTCGGCATCGGTGGCCTTGCCGGTGATCTGAGCCAGTTCCTCACGCGCCTGTGCCAAGGCGTCGGCTAGTTCACGCTCGGCTTGCGCTGCCTTGCGGGCATTGGCCTGCTCGATGTCCGTGCGCCGGTTATTGAGCGTGATGAGGTCGGCTTCCGCCTTGGCCACTTCAGCCTTGGCGCGCAGGCGGTCGTTTTCCGATTTGCCCGTGGTGGCGACTTGCTGACTGCGGGCCAGCTCCTGCTGCTTGCGGGCAATTTCGGCATCGACCTCGCGCTGCTCAATGGCTGCTTTCTGCGTGTAGTAGTCGCGCACCGAAACCAGACGGTCTTCGAGTGCAGCATCCAGCGCAGTTTGTTGCCGGGCCAGACCGTCCTTGAGCAGCGCGAACTCGGCGTCCAGCTGCGCTTTCATCAGCGTTGTCTGCGCGCCGGTCGTGTCCTGCGCGGGCTTGGCGGCCTTGGGTTTGGTCAGGCGCTGCAGCAGTTCCGGATCAGCCTGGATCTTGGGAGCCTTGACCTCGATGGGCTTGGGATCGAACAGGCTGTCGCGGAAGGACGCCAGCTCATCCAGCCGTTTGACCAGATTGCCCTTGAGGTCGGCGATGATCGCCTTGGCTCCCTCGGTATTGCCCTTGAGGGCTTCGACCGCCGCCGCGACACCGGCACCAATGGCTTCGCCCAAGGCGACGAAGGCCTTACCAACCGTGGCCGCACCCAGTGCCAGGGTCTTGAGTACCAGCACCACGCCATCCAGGATCGCGCGCAGCGTTCCGCCTTGCTTGGCCGACTCGACCATGCCACCGGCCATGTCATTCAGAGCGGGCAGCAAGGACGCGATGATCTGGTTGCCGATGCTGGTGGTGGCCAGTTTCAGCTTGTCGAGCGCATCGTTGAAGTTGCCTGCCTGCGCCGCTGTCTCAGAGCTCATCTGCACGCCGAGCGCCTGCATTTCGGCAGCCAGCTCGTTGATGCCGTCGCGCCCCTGATTCAGGAACGGGATCAGCTCGGCTCCCGACTTGCCGAACAGTTGCACGGCCAGCGCGGTTTTTTCCGCGCCATCGGGCATGGCCTTGAAGCGCTCGGCCAGATCGAGCAGCACCTGATCGGTGGCTCGCAGGGTGCCGTCCTGGTTCTTGAACTCGACACCCACGGCGGAGAATCCGCGCGCGGCATCTTCCGACCCGGTCGCGGCTTCCAGCATCGTGGTGGACAGCTTGCGCAGCCCCTTCTCGAACGATTCGCCGGACACACCGGACTGCTCAGCTGCCGGTTTCCATACCGACAGGGTCTCGACGCTGACACCGACACGTTGCGACATCTCGTCCAGCGCATCACCAGTGTCGATGGCCGATTTCACCATCGCGGTCAGACCGGCCACGGAGACAGCCACCCCGAGGTTGGCCAGCACGCCGTTGACGCTCTTGGCCGTATCGGTGAGGCCGCCCAGCCCGCGTTTGATCGAATCGAAAGCGGTCTTGGTCTGGTCGACGGCACTGATCAGGATTTGGGCACGATTGCTTGCCATCAGACTTTGTCCAGTTCTTGTTGAATCGCCCGCGCCAAGGCAGGCAGTGCGCGTTGCACGCCACCCGCCAGATTCAGTCGTCGTTTGAGATCGACGCGCTTGAGCAGCACGGCGATGGGAATCTCCTGGCCACGCTTGATCTGCTTGGCCCCGGTACGACCACGCTCGGCACGCTTGAAGCGGCCCAGCTGCCCGGCGTTCTCTTTGATGTTCTCGGCCATCAGCAGCACGCGACCGTTCTTCTCGATGAAGAAGGCATTGCCCGAACGCCTCAGACCGTCGATGACCGCCTTGAAACGCTTGGGGCCGATGCGCCCGGGCAACAGCGGTATCAGCAAATTGCCGCTCACCGTGCCGCCTTTCTCATGCAGGCCGAGCCAAGGGATCTTGCTGCCCACCAGCAAGGCGGGCAGTTGTTCGGACTTCTTGTCGAACACCTTCACGCCCATCGAGGAGATGAAGCTGTTGCGTTTGACGGTGAAGGCGCTGCGCATCTCGGATCGCGCCGCGTCGCGCACCTCGCGCCCACCCGATTGCATGCCCTTGGCGACGGCAGCGTGGATGACACGACGTCGCTCGGTACTCCACGCCGCCAACTGGCGCGGGTCCAGCAAGCCGGTGGTGGTCAGTGACAGGCGCACGTTTCAGTCCTTCAGAAGATCGCGTTGCAGTTGTTCGATGCCACGCTTCTCGCCCTGGGCTGCCACGGCATGAATGCCAAGCAGCTGGGCAAGTTGTTGCCGTTCGATCTGTCCGTCGGCATCCAGAAAGGCTTGCGCCTGCGTGAGCGTGTAGGCCATCACGTCGCCAAGGCGGTGACCGGCGCGGATCAGGCGGGCGACGGCAGCGTCCCACCCGAGTTCGTCAGCGAGCGCAGCGTCGGGGCGAGTCGCTGCGCCGCGCCCTGAATCGCCGGGACGACGTGCGCCACGAAAAAATCCGCGTTCACCTCGAACACGGCGGCGGCCAGTTGCACGGCGTCCTCCAGCGACAGGTCGTTGATCCACGCGCGTTCACGCCGAGTGGTGATGGCCAGCAAATCGAGCACGGCATCGCCGTGCCGTCCCAACAGAGCCATCCAGTCCGGATCACTGGTGATCTCCTCGGCCAGCGGGCGCACCACGGCCAATAACCGTGGCAATTCGCCCAGCCGGATCGGCGTCAGTTCCAGCACGGTGCCGGACAGCGTCACGACCACCGGTGCAGGTGGAAAGGTTTTGAAGCCGTCCATCACAGCAGCACCAGACGGCCGAATTGACCGAGATCACCACCGACTGGCTTGGTCAGATCCGCCAGCACTTGGCCCGACAGTTCGAACTTCAAGAGTTCGTCCGTGATGATCGAGAGTTCCTTGGCTGGGTTGATGGCCACGCGGTAGAGGTCGATGACCACCTCGCGGTTACCGTCGGCAGTGTTGAGCCCTTCGAAGCGAATCCAGCGCTCGGGCAATGGTTGGGTGAACATCGCCGTGCTCTGCGCCGCACCATAGGCGTAGTCGACGGTGAACGGCTCGGTATACGGGCCGCCCGACGTGGCATCCAGCACCACCAGCGAGCCATGCTTGGCATTGACGCTGTACTGGCTGGCCGGAAGCGTCTTGGGCGTGGCATCCGAATCCTGGATCTGCACGGCGGACACGTTCTGCATGGCCAGCGGGTACAGACTGCTCGGGGTGACCGGGTTGGGCAGCAGCTCGCCAGTCACCGTACCGGGGGTGATCGTGGTCGTGGTGCCGTAGAGCGCGAGCGCCAGGTTGGTGGTGATCAGTTCTTCCAGCGTGCAGGCGAATTCGCCTTTCTTGGTCTTGATGAGCTGCAGGTCGGTCAGGCGCTGGCCCGACTGCGCCTCCTGGTGCTCGATGGTGTCCACCGACAGCGACACCTTCAGCTCGGGCACGTTGCCGACAAAGGTCAGTCCTGCCGGGTTGCCGAGTTCATCGCGTGCGCCGATGTAGACGCGGCCTTGTCCGGAAAAGTAAGCCATGTTCAGTCTCCTTGGGTGGCTGCAGTTGTGGAAACACCGGACGTGGCATCACGGCGGGCGGGTTTGGAATCAGTGGCAGGGGTGGCCGCTTTGGCCGTGCCTTGCGCGATCAGCCAACGGGCGCTGGCGTCATTCAGATCAAGGCGATCACCTACGGCGAGGCGCTTGCCTGCGTGGGTATGGGGTTTTAGTAGTTCGATGTGCATGGGTTCATCCTGTTTGGGTGAGGTCGATGGCATGGGTGCGGTAGCGGATTTCGTAGCGGGCGGGCAGCGCGACGGCCCCGGCGTCGGCGTCGTCGAACTCCCATTCACAGTCGATCTCGCGCACGGCAATCGCCAGCCCGGAGAGATTCGGGTCGGTCAGCAAAGCCCCGTGGGCAGCGACCAGCGCCTGGTCGGCGACGCCGAAGGCATCCGCACCGCGTGCGACCACGGCGAGCCGGAGAATCAATAGCCGGTCGACGAGGTGGTTGGCGTGGGCGGTGATGCTGTCGCCATCGACGAACAGCAGCACCGCCGGACTGGCCTCGCGGGTGACCGGCACGGCAGGCATGCGCAACACCGGAATCGGTGCAATCGCAGATGACAGGCGTGCAACGACCTCCCGCAAGACGCGCTCGCGGACGGAGTTCATGGGGTGTTCCTCAGAGTTGGGAGAGCGAGGCGCGACGCTCGGTACCATCGCCGATGGCACGCACGTCGCGCACCTGAAAGGTGTTGCCTGCCACCTCGACCGTGTCCCCGACTGCCAGCGTCAGCCAGGACGCCGGGTAGTCGATCTGGTAGTCACGCGACAGTGCAAAACCATCGAGCACGGTTTCGTCCGGGGAACGGAAGGCGCAGTGCACCGTATTGCCCGCCACCGTGACGGGTGTCAGCAGTCCGGCATTGCGAGCCGATTCGTAGAACAGCTCGACGGCCAGCATCAGGACGCCAGCACTTTCACCAGCACCGCAGGCCGGTGACACATCGGCAGCGGGTTGGACTGGGTGTGAATGTCGGTGCCCCGGTCGAACTTGCGCGGCTCCTGCTTGGCGTACAGCGGTTGGCCCAGCGTGTTGGCGGTTTCGTTGAAGTCCGCAGGCGCGAAGTAGGTGGCAAAGGTGTCCACCGTGCCCAGCGGGAAGGCATGGCCTTCACCATCCTCGATGAAAGAGCGCACGTTGCCGTCGCCATCGCTGGCTTCGCCCGCGTATTCCTCGAAGGTGATGCCGCAAAACGTAAAGCCGGAGCGCATATCAGAACGAAGGGCGAAACTATCCTGCCAGCGGTGATATGCCTCAACGACTTTTTCGTGGCTGGTGAAGGCATCAAAGAAGTCCGACGACACCAGACAGTGGACGCCCGTCATCCGCTCGCCCTTGAGGTTCTTCTCCAGATAGCGCTTGAGGTCGAGGCACTTCTTCTTGATGTCGGTGCCCGCAGCATTAAGCTGAAAATTGACCACCTTCGGCGTGATCTCGAACAGATCAAACAGGTTGTAGAGCTCTGAGCCATCTGAATCGAGGATGATGCCCTTGAGCGCGCCGATACGCAGATGTTCAAGCGTGATAGCGTGCTTGTTGCGCATCGTCTGCAAGTGCTCGGCCATTACCGAGGCCACGGTTTGCACTTCTGTTTCAGAACCGAAGGCGCGGATTCCTTGCACCTCCTCTGGCAGCACCACGTCGTCGTGCGGGATGTGCGGAATGGCGAAGGAGCGCAGCTTTCGCTTACCGCGCACACCTACCGTCCCGGGCGAGCCCACCGGCATCGTCGGCAGCAACGTCAGAACGCCGTTTTTCTCTTCGACGGCGACGGAACGAAAGCGCACCGGTTTGGGTGGAAACAGGCCCATGCTTTCCATCAGCCCATAGTTGTTGGGCAGGATATTGATGGCAGCGGTGAGCGCCGACATCGAGAAAGCGGGATTCTCGAAAACGTTGTTCATGGTCAGACTCCTTTGCGAACGAGGATGCCGAGGCTCTTGAGCTGCGCGATGGCAGCCAGTTTTTCGGCGGCAGTGATGGCGGCGGGCCACGCCAGGGCATGATCGGCAACGATGGCGTGGCGGGCCAGCATCAGCCCGTCCTCGCGGTCGATCAGCGTGGCATCCACGGCCTGCATCAGCACACCTGCGGCGTACTGGCTGCCATCGGTGGCCGACGGGTCGATCTGCTTGAGTTTGCTGGTGGCAGTGACGAGTCCAACTACCGTACCCAGCGGCAGGTTCTGGCCAGCGCCGACGGTGACCTGATCACGCGAGTAGAGGTTGGGCGCTTCGTACTTCAGAAGATCGCCAAGATTGAGGCCTTCGGTGATGACGGGCATGTCATTTCTCCTGTCCGGCGCGGGCACGGGCCGCCAGCACCAAGGGGTTGTCGTTGAGGGATTGCGTTGCCGTGTTGGCAGCGCTGGGTGTGATCAGGCTGTTGATCTCTTGACCGGTGGCGCGCGCGGCCAGCAGATGCCCGCGCACAGCCGATGCCGAGGTACGTGCAGCCAGAAAACTGGCGATGCGCTCGGGGCAGCCTGCCAGCGCACACAGCTCGGCGATTTCCTGCGCGTCCTCGATGGTCATCGGCGGGTTCGCGCCATCAGCGCGATCAGGATCAGCGCCAACCCCAGGGTCAGCAGTGGTTCCGGGTTCATTCATGAAATGCTCCAGTCGTGGTTGGTGAAGGTGTCCCAGCGCCGCAGCCGCGAGCGCCGGAGGTGGTGAAAGTGCAGCCGAGAGTTCGGCCAGCACGTCATCGAAAGTGCCGACGGCATCAGCAAGTCCTGCCGCAACGGCGTCCTGCCCGAAGAACACGCCCGCTTCGGTGGCGCGCACCGCGTCACTGGTGAGGCCGCGATGGCTGGCCACGGTGGCGACGAACAAGCCGTAGATCCGATCCACCTCGCTCTTGAGAAATGCGTGGGCATCGTCCGAAATCGGCTCGTGCGGGTTGAGGTCGTTCTTGCGTGCTCCGGCAAACACCGTCGTGTAGCGAACGCCGTCTTTTGCATCGCGCACCGACTGGTCGGCGTGCATGGCAATGACGCCAATCGAGCCGACGCCGCCGGTGCGGGTGACAAAGAAGCGGCTCGCCGCCGACCCGAGGGCGTAGGCCGCCGAGTACGCCATGTCATTGGCCAGCGCCCAGATCGGTTTGATCTGCGCGGCAGCACGCACGCGGTCAGCCAGATCGAACACACCACCGGACTCACCGCCCGGGCTGTCGATGTCGAGCACGATGGCCGCCACCGACGGATCAGCAATGGCGCTGTCGAGCTGACTGGCGATGTCCTGATAGCTAGTCAGGCCAGAGGCCGCTTCCAGCCCCACCGTTCGCCGCACCAGCGTGCCGCAAATCGGTAGGACGGCAATGCCAGCATCCGATGCTGGTGGACTACGCGTAGTAGGTGATGGAAGCGGCGTACCGTTTTCCGTCAACCCAATGCGTGGCCCCAGTACGGCAAGGATTACCTCGAGTTTCGGGCGATGAATCAGCAACGGCGCGCCAAAGATACGCGCCGCCATATGCGGTAGCAGTGTCATGGGGATTCCTTCAGGCGGACGACTGATTGCTGTCGGTGGCCTGTGAGTTGGGTTCTGCGCTGCCGCCATCCTTGGAGGTGCGGCGCGGATCGGAGTCAAAGATCAGACCGAGGTCGTCGGCTCGCTGGTTGTCAGCCGCGATTTCGCGGTCGACGTCCTCTGCGTCGTAGCCGAAAGCCGAGATGGCTTCCGAGCGGCTCATCAAGCCCGCGCGGATCGCCAGCAACATCGCCTTGAATTCCTTCTCGGGATCGACCCATTGCCAGCCCTGCGGAATCCATTTGCAGGCCACGTACTCCCGCCGACGTCTGGCATAGCCGGGTGCTGTGATGCTGCCGGAAAGCACTGCCTGATCGAGCCACGCATTCCAGACCGGGCGACAAAGCTGATGTACCAGCACGCCATGCTGGATGGCCTCAGTGCGACGGCGGAACTCCAGCATCCCGGCGCGGATGGAGGAGTAATTGACGCCGGAAAGATCACCGGTCAGTTGCTCGTAGGTCACGCCAATGGCAGCGGCGACGGCGCGAAACTGAGCACGTAGGAATTCGCCGTAGCTTCCACCCACATCTGCGGGATCGGAGAACTTCACGTCCTCGCCAGGCTCCAGGATTTGCAGCGTTCCAGGCTCCATCCCTGCTAGCGCGATGCCTGCATCGTTGGCCACGCCTTCACCCATCAGGTTGTCCTCTGGGGATAGGCGCGTGACAAAGCCTGCGAACATCGCGGCGGTTTTCTTGCGCACGAGCTCCGCGTCGTCGTACTGATCCAACTCGTTCAACTTGACGAGAGCACGCGCAAGCCAAGGTTCGCCTCGAATCTGTCCGGGGCGCAGCACGCGGTAGAGATGGATGATTTCCCGCGCATCGATGCGCACGGTATCCATACCGCCTTGTCCAGACATTGGTGCAAGTCGGCCATCCTCAGGGTGCGAGCGATACAGGTGGTAGGCCACGCGTCGCCCCATCGAATCGAACTCGATACCGGAGCGCACGACATTGCCGGACGGCAGTTCCGTGTTGAGATTCAGCGGGAGGTGTTCGGCCTCGAGCAACTGCAGTTGCAGCGGCACGACCAGACCATCCTCGGGGCGACGGGGGCGTAACCGGATCAGACATTCACCCCCTTCGCACATCGCCCGGGCAGCCAGCGCCTGCAGGCCGTAGAAATCGGTCTGCCCGGTGGCGTCGGCCTGCTCCGTCCAGTCACGCCACAGCGCTTGCACGTCAGCACGAAAGGCTTCGTCCTTGGCCATTGCCTGCGGCTTGATGCCGGTGCCTACCGCGTTGGACACGAAGGCCTCGATCCCGGCATTGGCCCACGCATTGCGGCGAACAAGGTCGCGGGATTTGACGCGCAGTTCGTTGGATGTGGCGAGCATTGCCGCTACCGCGCCGGGGTTGCCCGGCATCCACGCCATTGCGCGTCGCCCACGGCCTGCCGCTTCGTGAATAGGCGACTGACCGAACAGGCTGCGGATCTTCGAATACCAGGCCATCAGAACCCCTTGCCCGTGGTGACACGGATCTGTCGAGGCGCGCCGGGCCACAGTCCGGTGTCCACTGCCTGCTCGAAGAGGTCGCGCTTGACCGCCGCAATGGCGGCCTGGAGTTCATCGACGCTGCGGTACTCGACGGTCTTGTCGCCAAAGGTCACGCGCTTTTCGCCCTTGACCAGCGCAGATTCCAACGCGTCGAGATGTGCTTGTGTGTAGGCCATCAGCGGTACACCGTGAGGTTGATTTCGGAGGAGTCGTCGAACGATGCAGATGTGGTGGCGCAACTGATGTCGACGTACTGAGCGGTCTTCTGGTCGGTGCTGGATCGCACGATGGCAATGCGCTGCGTGCCGCTGTTGGTGCTGCTGCGGGCAAGCGCCGTCCAGCAATAGTTGGCGTCGGGCATGGCAACGGCAAAGGTCACGCGGTAGCGACCCGCCGCTGTCCGGGTCACGCTGGCTACGTTGTGCGACGAGCGCACGACGATTTGCGTGCCGACGTAGCCGAAGCACACCCACGCCCGGGCCAAGCCGGGGTGGGTGGCGTCGATCTTGGTCTTGACCTCGAGCCCGACACGACTGGCCAGCGCACTGATGCGCGATGCGAGGCTCATCAGACCAGTGCAGCCACAAAGACCGCGACGAAGTCAGTGTCGGTGTTGCCGACATCACTGGCCGCGACGGCACCGATGTTGCTGCGTGCCTGAAGTTGCTCGGCTACGTTCAGCGACTGCGCCGCATCGAAACGCACGCGGTTGTTGACGGCGGTGAGCAGGGCATCCAGACCACTGGTGCCGTTCTGCAGCAGTTGCTGGATCTCCAGCAGCGTGTCGTAAGCGGCATCGGCACCGCCCAAGATTTCGGTCTTGAGCGCATCGAGCAGCGAGACGATCTTGTTGGACGAGTACGTGCTCGTGGCCGCGATGTGCGCATCGTCGATCACCACCGACGTCACCACGGCGGCCTTCAGTTCGTTGATGGCCGCGACCAGATTCGATTTGTCGGTGGTGGTGAGGTTGGCCAGGTTACCCGCCTTGGCGCGGACGTCGTTGAACTCCTGCGCGACGCGGATGACCAGGCTTTCGATACGGGTAGCAAGACTCATGTTTTCTCCTTGGGATGTCAGGACAGCCAGCGGCTTTTGATCACGCGCCGACCGGTGTTGCGGTTGCCAGAAACAGCGAGGCCACCGCGTTGGGTGGCCTCGTTGATGGATTCAGTTGTTGTTTCAAGGGCTGGCGGACTGGCCAGCCCCAGTTGTCGCTCCAGTTCCCGCCAGTGGCGTTCCTCGAAGCGATCCAGACCCGCCGCAGATGCGGCCGCGCGGGCGTAGACGTAGCAGTCGAGCGCTTCATTGCGCTCGCGTATCTTTTGCCACTCACGCACAGGGAAGCCGTTGCGGTCGCGGCGGGTGATCAGTTGCTCCGCGCAGAGTTGCTGGATGAACTCGGCGTCGATCTTAGGCAAGTGGACGAACCCGGCGGGAAACACCGGGGTCGATCCGTCCTCGCCAACATCGGCGCTCTTGCGCAGGTTGTTGTAGAACTCCAGCTTGGCGATGCTGACCGCCACCGAATACACCTTGATGCCCCGGCGCAGCTTTTTGCCGCCTTGCGAGACATCGATGGCCGTCGGTGTACCGATCAGGGCTGCGCCGCGCGGCACACCCTTGACCGCCATCACGCGCGGATCGCGGCAGGCTCGCACGAAGGCGTAGGCTTCCTGTGTGGCAAAGCCGGTGTCCAGTGCAAAGCGGGCCAGCGGCATCGATGCGCCCGAAGCGTGTGTCCAGGTCTCGGCCAGCATTTCAGCAAGGTGCTTCCACACCGTGTCGCGGGCAGTGTCACCCATCAGTACGCGGTGCTCGACCAGCCACGATTCCTTGCCACGCCCGAAGGCCCAGACCGACGCCTCGATGCGATCCTTCTGCACGTCGGCCGCACCCACCAGGAGCAGTCCTCCCTGCGGCACGCTGCCGATGCGGTAGTCCTCGCGACGCTCGACCAGCCGTTGCCAATCCGGCGCTTCGCCTTCCTCGATCCAGGTTTCGCCTAGCTCGGTGTTCTTGAAGGTCTTGATGGCGGCGGCCGATCCCGACTCTTTACTGACGGCGGCTTCCCACGCAGCGGCGATCTCCCGCCACGAACGCCAGCCCACCGGGCTGTACAGCGACGACAGGTGGAAGCCTGCCGTCTTACCCGCGCCATCGGTGATCATCGCGCGCCACTCGCCGTGCTCCAGCATCCACGTCTTGTGGTGCTCGGCAATGGCGGTGTCACATGACTCGCAGATGTAGGCGGCGGTCTCCGGTTGCCCTTTGTCCCAACGCAGCTGCTCGAAACGCAGCCACTGACGGTGGGAGCAATGCGGACACGGCACAAAGTAGCGACGTTGGTCACTGGCCTCGTACTCGCGCTCGATAGCCGATGCCCCTGAGATCGTCGGCGTCGAGACGATGAAGATCTTGCGCCGCGCGAACGTGCGTGTACGGGCTTCGGCCAGCGAGATCGCATCGCCTTCACCCTCGACGTCCAACGGATAGCCGTCGACCTCGTCGAGGAACAGATACCGCACCGGCATCGAGCGCAGCCCGACCGCGCTGTTGGCCCCGGTCATCACCAGCACGCCACCCCGGAACTCCTTGGCCAGGATGGTGTTGCCGGAATCCCGGCTGCGCGCCGGTGCAATCAGTTCAGCCAGTGCGGACGACTCCTCGATCAGCGGATCGATCCGCTGCTTGGAGTTGCGCTTGGCCATCTCCACTGTCGGCCACACCGCCATCATTGGCCCGGGTGCGTGATGGATCACATAGCCGATCCAGTTCGATCCCATCTCGGTCGCGCCAAGCTGCGCCGCTTTCATGAACACCACGCGCTCGACCGGCGAAGTCGGCGACAGGCAATCCATGATTGCTTTCAGGTACGGCGTGCGGCTGGTACGCCAGCGCCCCGGCTCGGCGGATGCCTTGCTGGAGAGCATCCGGTGGCGATCCGACCATTCGGACACGGTGAGCAGAGGGTCGGGCGTCAGTCCTTCGCGCCACGCACGTTCGATCTCGGCGGCGCCTTCGTAATCGTCCATCATCAGTCCACGCGCGGGCGTAGTTCGCCCAGTTCGATCAGGTGCTCACGCACGGCCGCCTCCAGCGCGATGTGCATCGTGTGCGGGTCAACTCCCAGGGTTGATGCCATCAGCCCGGATACGCGCGCAGGCCAGTTCAACCATGCATCACGCTCAATGCGGGCGAGATGGAATACGTGCGCCACGGCTTTGGCGCGGTCAACCAGTTCCTCCTTTTTCTCGGCTAACTCCACCTGCTTGAGCTTGGCCTTGAGCACTTCGTTGACGGTACGTGCCTGCAGCAGCGAAGTACCACCGGTCGACAAGGGCGGAACCCCGGTATCCGGTGTTTCGCGCGGCGCGGGCTGGGTAGATGCAACAGGCTTGGAGCGCACCTTGGCAGCTTGGGCCGGTTCTGGCGCTTCAGCTTTGCGCGGCTGAAGGGTGTTTTGCGCCCATTGGGCATCCGCCATCTCCGGATCAATCGTGCCGTCAGGCAGTGGCGTGATCCGCCCAGTGTCGATGGCCTTTTTCACGGCCACGTGCGACACGCCACGGTGGCGCGCGTAGGCGCGAATCGAGAGTCCCATCGTCACCTTCTTCAATCATTTGTTCGTCATTCCTGCGAATTGAGCTTGGCTTGTCTGCCGAACAGCGCGTTCATCACGTCACGCCAACGACATCTTTAAAGGAGCGCGCCATGAAGCAGATCGACACCATCCTCACCCTGATCGCCCAGAAGCATCTCGGCATCGAGACGCTGGAAACCCGCAGATCTGACAGTCTCGATTTCCACGATACGGCGGTCTGGTGCCTCAAGGACGCACTGGAAGCAGCCTTCAAGGCAGGCGTCGAACTCGGCGTATCGATGCCCAAAGCCACCGAAGCGGAGATTGCCAAAGACTGATCCGAATCCATCGAAGCCGGGCAGAAAGCGCTTGGCTTCACTTGGGAACAGCCCGTTCATCACATCGTCATCAACCACACCAAAGGAGCAAATCATGACCACTACCCAACTGACCCCTGCCCAGCACGAGATCCTGGCCCACGCGGTTCAACACACCAGCGCTAAGATCGACTGGTTCCCCGACAACATCAAAGGCGGCGCACGCAAGAAGGTGCTCGAGGGACTTTTCAACCGCGCCCTGATCACACCCGATGGCGACGGATGGCTCGTCGCCGCCGAGGGCTACGACGCACTAGGTTTGCCGCGCCCCGGACTGAGCCAGAAGCATGTCGGTCAATTTGAAGCCAAGCTTGACCGGATCATCGCCAACGCTGAACGCGCGCCTGCGGCCGCGAGCGATCCCGAACTGGAAGCTGCCGTAACCGCCGCCGAAGCAACGTGGGTCAAGCCGCGCACACGCGAGAACAGCAAGCAAGCCGAAGTGATCCGGATGCTGCAACGCCCCGAGGGCGCAACCATCGGCCAGATCTGCACCGCCACCGGTTGGCTGGCGCACACGGTGCGCGGCACCTTCGCCGGAGCCTTCAAGAAAAAACTCGGCCTGACCATCGTCTCGGACAAGCCGCAGGGTGGCGAGCGGATCTACCGCATCGTCTGAAAACGAGCAAAGCGAGTTTCGGCGAAGCCAAAAAGACGGCGAGAGGAGCCATGAATAGCTTGGCTTCTCTCCCCACCAGCGCGTTCATACAGGTGTCGCGATTGACGACGCAACACCAGGAGAACCGCCATGAGCACCATGACCATCACCATCGAACGCACCCCACGCACCCTGCAGTTTGGAGGCCAGAGCATTCAGGTCGAAGAGTTGGGCATCCGCCTACCGTTTGCACGCAAACCCTCCGACCTCGGCGAACTGGGTGGTCGCGACCAGCACAAGGTTTACGTCACCGAAACCAAGGAACTCACCCCTGCCGAATTCGACGCCTTTGGGCGCAGCCTGCTGGTGTCGCGCGACTGGCTGCGTGGCAAGGGTGGCGGCACTGGCGACGGCTACTTTTGCGTCGAGGTCACTGCTCCCGGACGACCTTATCTCTACGTCAATCCCGAGGGTGGTGATTACGCCCGGTACGTAGCCCGTCTCGGGTGATCAAAATTGATCGAGAAAGAAGCCAGGTACAGCTTGGCTTCTCAATCGAACAGCGCGTTACTACAGGTGTCGCAACGATCAACCCGGAGAAAACACCATGACCACCAACCAGATACCCGCCACCCAAAACAAAGCCTGGGGTTATTGGGGCACGATGAACGAACACGCCAGCGCCGCATGGCCCCTGGCCATGAACGCTATTTCGGACGCCACCCACCAGCCCCTCGAATCGGTGCGGATCTTCCTCGACAGTCGCCACGGACGCCACTTTGGCGACGACGTCCAGAACGGCTTGTACCAAGGCCAAGCCTTGCAGGATGCGATCAACGCCGCCACCCAACGTTGGATGGGCTGGACGATTGGCCGCCAGACCAGTAAGCAGTACGGCATCCCGCGCGGCCTGCCTTACCTGACAGGCTTTGTGATCCACTGCGAAATCTGCGAAGAGATGGCTGCCTGATGAAAACGCCCGCCAACGAACGGGAGCAGGCGCTGCGTTGGCTGATTGCCAACCGGCATCCAGACGTCTCCATCGAGCAGGCTGTGCGCGTCATGTGCATGGCGCTGCCGCGCGATCTCATCACCATGCAAATCCTGCGGCGCATCGCCGAGGAAGAAGAGGCCAAGCGGCCCGGCCAGCCATTCAACTGGCGCACACTTCCTGGTCTGCTGCCTCGCGGATGGCCGTCTGGCCGGTGAAGTCCTCCCACCGGCGCACGATCACATCCGCGTACTTCGGATCGAGTTCGATCAGCCGCGCGACGCGCCCCGACTTTTCGGCCGCAATCAACGTTGTGCCAGAACCACCGAACGGATCGAGCACCACGTTACCCGGGCGGCTCGAATTGCGGATGGCTCGCTCGACCAGCTCCACCGGCTTCATCGTCGGATGCAGATCGTTCTTCTGCGGCTTTTTGATAGCCCACACATCGCCCTGATCGCGGTCACCACACCAGTGGCGTTGTGCACCCTCAGGCCATCCGTACAAGATCGGTTCGTACTGGCGCTGGTAGTCGGCACGGCCCAGCGTGAAGGTGTTCTTGGCCCAGATGATGAAAGTCGACCACTTGCCACCGGCGGCGCGAAAGGCGGCCTGCAGCACATCCAGCTCGCTGGATGACATCGCCACATAGATGCCGCCCCGGCAGTTCGCCACGGTGGGCGTCAATGCTGCCAACAGGAAGTCGTAGAAGCCATCGCCCAAGTTGTCGTTGAGGATCGCGCGATCCTTGCCGCGCATCTTGTCGCGGGCAGAGTTGGCGTAGTTCACGTTGTACGGTGGGTCGGTGAAGACCATGTCTGCCACGTCGCCCTGCATCAGCCGGGCATAGCTCTCTGCAACAGTCGAGTCGCCGCACAGCAGGCGGTGATGGCCCATGATCCAGACATCGCCCGGGCGCGAGATGGGTGTCTCGCCAACCTCCGGTACCGCGTCCTCATCGGTCTGGCCCTCATTGTCCGGCTCGTCGCCCGCGATCAGTTCGGCCAGCGCGTCGGCGTCGAAGCCGGTGATGTCCAGATCGAAACCTTCCAACTGCAAGGCCTCCAGCTCGATGCGCAACATGGCGTCATCCCAGCCAGCGTTCTCCGCGACGCGGTTGTCTGCGATGACCAAGGCGCGGCGCTGGGTCGGGCTCAGGTGATCAAGGACGACCACGGGCACGATCTCAAGCCCAAGTTTCTGCGCAGCGGCCAAGCGTCCATGCCCAGCGACGATGATGCCGTCACTGCCTGCAAGGATCGGATTGGTGAAGCCAAACTCGGCAATCGATGCGGCGATCTGCGCCACCTGATCATCCGAGTGCGTCCGCGCATTGCGGGCATAGGGCAGCAGTTTGGCTGTCGGCCACTGATCAATCTTGTCTGCCAACCAGGACGCGCTCATTGTTCTACCTCCGTGGTCGCCAGCCGTTCTGTGGCCACGTCGTCGAAGGACTGGCCCGATTTGACTCCACAGCCTGCGATGAGCGTGACCGGCACGCCGGGGTGATTTTGCTGAAAACGCTTGATAGCCACGTCCACGTACTCCGGCGCAACTTCCACACTGCGGCAGATCCGGCCAGTGCGTTGCGCGGCCAGCATCGTCGTGCCACTGCCACTGAAGGGCTCGAACACGACGTCACCCGAATCGGTGTAAGCCTCGATGGCAAACTCAGGCAATGCGACCGGGAACACGGCCGGGTGATCAATGTCCTGCCCGATCTTGCCCTTGTGGCGCATCACGCGAATCACCGAGTCGGGGATTCGGGTGTCCTGCGTCGGCTGACCCTTGTGCGTCCAGCCGCCGACCTCGCCATCCTTACCGCGCATCGCCGTGGACGACCCGTCAGCGCGCAGGTGCGATTCCTGGCCTGCGTGCTTGCAAGGAACAATCTTGTTGGGTTTGCGGGTGCTGCGATTGAAGTGGAAAACAAACTCGAAGCTGGGAGCTAATCGGCCCTGCCAGTCGCCGGGCATGCCTGGCCCCTGATCCCAGACGTACCACGCGAAGCGCCGCCACCCTTGCTGACGCATCCAGGACAGCCAGCCGTCCCAATAGGGGATGACTTCGTTGTCGCGGTGGATCAGACCGAGGTTGACCAGCACCTGTCCGTCGTCCGTCATCGGCAGATGTGCGAACACACCGCGCATCAGGGCATCCCAATCGGCAATGCCGCCGGAGGTGTAGTCGCGCTGGTTGCCATACGGCGGCGAGGTGAAGCAAAGCTGCGCGGTGTCACCCTGCATCAGCGTGGCAACCGCAGTCGGATCGGTGGCGTCGCCACAGATCAGCCGGTGCGAGCCAATGGCCCAGACATCTCCGGGGCGAGTAATTGGCACGGTGGGTGCCTGCGGCACATCATCATCAGCGGCGTCATCTGCCGTCTCGTCAGGATCTTCTGCCACCTCAGCCGCATCGTCCTCCAAGGCGGTAGAGAGCAGGCGCTCGAGTTCGCTGCTGTCGAAGCCAGTCAAGGCAAGTTCGTATCCCGATTCGGACAGTTCAGCGAGTTCGAGCGCCAGCATGGATTCATCCCAACCGGCATCCAGTGCCAGCCGGTTGTCAGCGATCACCAGCGCGCGCTTTTGCGCGACGGTCAGATGCGCCAGTTCGATCACCGGCACCTGATCCAGCCCCAGCTTGCGGGCAGCCGCCAGACGCCCGTGGCCCGCAATGATGCCGTTGTCACCATCGACCAGGATTGGGTTCGTCCAGCCGTACTCGACGATGCTGGCAGCGATCTTGGCGATCTGGCTTTCGGCGTGTGTGCGCGGATTGCGGGCGTAGGGAATCAGCGCCTCGACCTTGCGGTACTCGACGTTGAGCGTGTTCAAAGTGTGCGTCCTGAAAATAGAAAACCCGCCGACGGAAAACCGTGGGCGGGTTCAGAAAGTGGAAACCTGACAGGGGTGGTAACTGCGCTGGGGGTGGTAACCGGGGCCGGTAACCTGGCCAGGTGGTAACCTGTTTTTGCGGCCTGACGCTAAAAAAGCGCCGCGCTCGCGCCCCCCGCATTGCATGGTGGCCAGGAAGGACCCGTGGCAACAGGTCGTGGCCATTGCGAACCGGAAACGACGAAGGCCACAGACTATGCTGTGGCCTTCAGACGTACTTCGCTCGCGAGATTAGCCGTAATACTAGCGAAAAACTCTCCAGATGTTGCACGCCGAAAAGTCGTCAAAACCCTCAGCGGTCCGCAGGATTCAGATTGGCTTTGCAACGGCTCGCAACTACACGCAACGTCAGCGCGAATTGGCTACCGCTCCCTGTCTCTTCGCCGCTTGCAGCTGCTCGACCACGATCGCCAGTGCTGCCTGCCAGCGACGCCAGGCAGTGGTCCGGTCACAGGCGAAGCGACAACAGATATCTTTCCACGGGTACCGCTGTGCCCGCATCCAGACGAGGTGTCGCTGTTCCTCCTCAAGCCAATGGACCCACCGCATGGTCTCCAGCATTCGGTCGATGGCCGCAGGGTCGGGAGGAAAGCGGTAGACCGGCGGCTCTGCGCCGAGGTTTTCCCATGGCATGCGTTTGATCGCCGGCCAGCAGTTGAAGTAGCCCTGCACGCGAACCGGAGGAAGGCGGTGGGCAGTTCGTGCGGCCTCGATGAACCGGTCGGCCACGGTTTCGATCGTCCACTCAGCCATGTCGACGCTCCTTCGACCCGTACAGCCGATCGCCGATCCGCCGCAGCAGTTCGCGTTCGACCCAATCGAGTCGCGTGTCGTCGGGCGAGATCACCAGGATCTGCTGGTCGCGCCATCCTTCGCGCTTGATCTGGTCCGGATCGGGGCGCGGATCGGGCTGCAGTCGAGCCAGGGCACACCGGTAGGCGTGAGTCGGAACCTTCATCTCACACCTCCTGTGTCTCGACGGCCCAGTGCAACAGCGCAATGGCATCGGCTTCGTTGTCGTCAGCCGGTGCGTGGCCACGCAACCGGGCGGCGCTAATCATCTGATCCTTGTTCGCGTTGCCCTTGCCGGTGGCGTGCTTCTTGATCGTGCCCACCGGAACGCCCTGGTACGGGATCTGGTGGTGTTCGCACCATGCGGTGAGATGGGCCATGAAGCCGCCGTAGGCGTGTGCCGCATCGACCCCGGCGTGGCGGCGCACCTCCTCGAAGTACACGGCGTCGATGCCGTCGCAGGACTGCTTGATCTCGGTGAGCCAGCGTTTGAATCGCAGGTAGCGCATGCCGCCACCCTCGAAGCGCTGAGGCTTGAAGGATTCCGATCCACTGGTCACTGCGCCATCGCGGTCGCGCAGTGCCCAGCCTGTCTGGGTGCCGAGATCCAATGCCAGGATCGAGGACAGGGATGGCCGCCGATGATCTGATCCCTGGTGGCCGGCAAGCCCCCTACGTAGAGTGGAGGGACCATCTGGTCCCTCTCCTACGTAGTAGGAGGGGGAGTTTTCGCCAACTGGAGAATGGGAGAAAGTCCAGCAACCACGCGGGTTTGCGCCAGTTGGCAAGTTGGCATCGTTGCCAACTGCCAACTGCGGGTAATCTCCCGCAATACCCTGATTTATCTGGACTTCCAGTTGGCAGGGGTTTGCCAACTGCGGGTAGTTGGCAAGGAAATGGGTGCAGTTGGCAACGGCGCTGCCAACTGCCGATTGAGCAATGTTCATGAGGCCTCCGGGTCGTTCAGTTCGTCGTGGTAGACCCACACGTCGGGGTTCTCGACAGGCATCGAGGCGCCGGAATGCGGGCACTTGTAGTGGGTGGGGAGCACCGTGTGCTCGCGCATCGGCAGCTCGCCGGTGGCCGTGTCGACATCGCCAGCTGGCAAGCGCAGCACCATGCCTTCTACGCAGAGATAGCCGAACTTGGTGCGGCCGCTGGAGGGCAGGCCGTAGTCAGCCGCGTTGCGGAAATACTTGATGTAGCCCTGCGTCGAGAGCGCGGAGACGCGTTCGCGGATGGTGCGCTCGCCGCCCAGGCCAGCCTTGCCCTCGAAGGACTCGGCGAACTGATTGGCGGTGTAGCAGCGCCCGTTGCCGGCCTCCTCGAACAGGATCTGAAGGATCGCGTCGCGTTTGCGGCGGCGCTCGGCATCCAGTCGCTCGCCGTAGTCCTTCATCACCAGCCGCTCGTTGGCATCGACCTCACGCCACTCACCGTTGATCTTGTCGACGTGCCGTTGCGGGATACCCGCGCCATTGCGCAGCTCGAAGATGAGCTGGCGAGTGGTGCGCGTTTCATCGGGTCGGAACAGCAGCATGCCGGTCGAGTAGTAACCGCGCAGGCTTCCTGCGCCGGCTAGCGCCTGGAACGGGTCCTCCTCAAACTGCTTCTTGCCTAGCTTCTTGGTGTGGTGAGCGAGGATCACCCCGGCGTCGGGATTGACCGCCTGGCGAATCCGCTCCACCCGCTGAGAGAGGAAGAACAGCATGGCGCCGTTGTCGTTCTCTCCGCCGGCATCGCCGCCGTCGAACACGTTGCGGATCGGATCGATGGCGATGATGTCAGGAGGCTCGCCGCCAAAAGCCTTCGCGATCGCTGGGATCACCTGCGCCAGACCGGCGTCATCGAGCACCAGCCGCAACTGTGGCGTGGCCACGAAGTTGGCGCGGGCGTCCAGAAGCCGATGGGACGGCAGGCGGACATCCTTCACACGCTCGCGCAGATAGTGGTACTGGACCTCGGCCTGCAGGTAGAACACCCGTAGCGGACGGGGTGGATGCATGCCCAGAAATGCAGCTCCAGCCGCCATGTGAGCCAGCCACGACAACAGGAAGTCACTCTTGCCGACCTTGGGCGCACCGCCGAACACCAACATGCCTGCGGGCGTCAGCACTCGCGGCGAGATCAGATCGGGTGGCAGCGGCGAGTTGTCGTCGAGCAGTTCGCCGAGCGTAAAGGTGGGCAGAGAGGCAGCCGCCGCCTTGACCACGCGGCGTTCGCCCTGGGCGATAAACGCCGCGCAGTCGAACCCTTCCTCGACAGCGTCTGCTGCATCCCACTTGGCCGGCTTGTCGGTCGGCGGAACCAAAATGGCCACGGATGTGCTGCCCGCCATCACGCAAGCGCGTGCTGCGCTCTCGGCGTAGTCCCAGCCAGGGGCATCCCGGTCCGGCCAGATGACCACGGATTTCCCGGCTAATGGACGCCAGTCGGTCTTGTCGACTGGTGCCTTGGCGCCGTTCATCGCGGTGGTGGCCGCAATGCCGCAGGCAATCAACGCAGCCGCACATTTCTCGCCTTCGACCAGGACGACCTCTCGCGCTTTCCCGATGTCCGGCTGGTTGTAGAGTGGCCTGGGGTCGGGGGCGCGCCACATGCGGGCTCGCACATCCCATGGGCGGTACTCTTTGCCTGTCGGCGGGTCATACCGGTAGACGCAGGCGATCAGCTCGCCATCGGGAGTCAGGTAATCCCATTTGCCGGTGTAGGCGCCGAGGTCATCCATCGGCACGCTGCGAACATCACGGCGCATCGGCGTGCCAACCGGGGTAGCAATGCCGAGCCACTGCCGGATCTCTGCGGCGATACGTGGGAAGTCGCTGCGGGCGGATCGACCTTGCGAGCGCGCCCACAGATCGATGATGTCGCCGCCCTCATCGGTGGAGAAGTCTTTCCACAGGCCGCGCCGTGGTCCGTCCAGCTCAACCACCAGACTCTTGCCCGGGTTGCCATCGACATCACCGACGTAGAACTTGCCACCCCGGATGCGCCCCTGCGGAAACAGGTAGTGCAGGACCGCCTCAAGTCGATCCAGCAAGCCAGCGCGCAAGGCATCGGTGTCAGAGGTCAGTTCGTCGCGCTGCTCAGGCGCGTCATTGAAGTCGAGCCAGATGATGTTGTCGGCCATCATGTTGAACTCCAACAGCGGTCCTGCCAGGGGCAGAACTTGCACTCGACATGCGTTGGGGTGGTTGCATGGCGCGGCAGCAGTTCCTGGCTGTCCGTTGCCGTGATGACCCGAACCGCGCGATCGGACATGCGCTGTGCCAGGCCGCCGTCAAACGGCACCAACTCGAACCAGATCTCCTCGGAGTCCTTGTTGATCGCAGTGAACAACGCTGGGTTCGCGGAAATGCCCGGGATGCTGGCCTCCATGTAGGCCTGATAGATGGCCATCTGCGCGGCATAGACCGGTTTGGATTTGCTGACGCCGTGCTTGACCGTATCCCGCCAGGACTTGTCGTTCATGGTCTTGCACTCCCACAGGGCCGGATAGCTCATTCGTAGCTCTGCGGGGCCGCCGTTCAGGACGCCATCGACGTGCCCTTGAATACGGCCGCATGCAACGGAAAAGCCGAACTGACCGCCGCTGGCCTTTTGGGTGTACAGATCGAATCCGGCCATGCGCAGCCAACGAATGGCCAACTCTTCGAGAGCGTGTCCCACCTCGAAGATGCGCAACACGCGACCCGGAATTTCCCTTCCAGCATCGACAGGGGTTTGGAGATACTCGTATTGCAGCGCCCGCTCGCAGGCAACGCCCAACCGAGACGCACCGAGATAGTTGCGACGGGGTTGGTTGTCGCGTTCGGCGCTAAGTGCGGCGTCGATGAGCGCGCCGATCTGCTCGTGGATCTTGGGGCGGTGATTGAAGTCCAGCATCAGAACGGCACTCCCGTCGAAGCGGACTTGCCTTGGCGGGCGAGTCGCTCCTCAAGAAAAGCGCGGTCCTTCTCCGCCATTCGCTCGTGCTCGACGAGCATGTGTTCCTGGTAGGCGGTCACCACCACGTCGATCAGCATCAGCACTTCGTCTTTGCTGTAGTCCGCCAGCGGGCGCTGCATGCCGATGGCGCCGACATACTCTCCAAGCGGCGCCAGGCAGGACGCCATGGCGGCGAGCTCCATATCACTGGGATCGATCATGTGACCTCCCGTCTTTTCCATGAGTCGCGAAAATGCGTTCTGGCAGCGCATGGAGCAGAACACCCAGCGGTCCGAGTAACGTCGTGGATCGCTGCGCGGCAGGCGTGGATTGAAATAGCCGAATCCCTTGGCCTTTCGGGAGCAGACTGCACATTTCACGCGGCCTCCCGGTGGGCATCGTTGGCAGCCACCACGAGGCGCTGAATCGACGACTTGTTGAACTGGAACGACAGCAGCGCCGAGGCCTGATAGCGCGTCATGCCAAAGTCGGCGCGCAGCGCCTGCGGCAGATACTGCAGTTGCTTCGCGGTCGGCGGTTCGTTCAACCAGCGCCGGGTCTTGTGCGCGGAGTCTGCCGACTCGCGGTCATTCAGCCAGTCATCGGCCTTCGCCATGCAGACGGTGCGATCGCCAACGGCCAACAAGCGCGGCTGCAGATCCTTACCTCCGCCCACGGCGTGCCAGCGCCCATTCAGGAAGAACACGCCACCCCAGGCGTTGAAGCCGGTGGCCATCAGTGCGTCGTCGCAACCGAACAGGTCGCACCAGCGGAAGTTGGAGCGCTTGAGCAGGTCGATCTCGGTCATCACGAAATCGGCCAGCGCATCACCTTCCTCTGTGGTCTCGTTCTCCCAGACGAATCCGCACAGCGGGCATTCGCGGCAGCCGAGCGGGACGGTGGCTTCACAGGACGGGCAGTCCTTGGTGGGCGCTTCACCGTGATGCTGGTGTCCGTCGAGATTGACGTCCTGTTCCAGAGATCCGTGCATCAAGGTCGCGGTGCCGAAGTCCAGGACTACGCAATCGGTCTTGATGAAGCCAGGATGCTCCGTTGGGTCGATCGTTCGCAGGCCACGCCCGATCATCTGGGTCAGCGTGGACTTGTGCGAGCTGGGTCGCAGCAGCACCACGCAGGAGGTGGGCGTGAAGTCGTACCCTTCAGTCAGCACAGCCACATTGACCACGACCTGCGCGGTACCGGATTCGTACTCGGCCAGTCGTGCCTTTCGCTCTGCGTCTGAGAGCTCGCCATGCACGATCACGGCAGACACCCCGGCATCCTGAAAGGCCTGGCGCACACATTCGGCATGGGCGACGGTCGAGCAGAACACGATCGTCTTGCGGTCGCCGGCCTTCTCGCGCCAATGGCGGATCACAGCATCGGTGATGGGGGTCTTGTTGAGAATCGCCTCGACTTCCGTCATGTCGAAGTCAGTGGCGGTGCGCCGGACCTTCGTCAACTGCTCTTGGGCCCCGACATCGATGACAAAGGTGCGTGGTGGCACGAGGTGGCCGGAGGCGATCAGCTCGCCGAGGGTGATTTGATCCGCGACGTTGCTGAAGACCTCCCGCAGTCCCTTGCCGTCACTGCGGGCAGGCGTCGCCGTCACCCCGAAGATCTGGGCGTGCGAGTTCTTGTCCAGCACCCGGTCGATCACGCGGCGGTACGAGGCCGAGGCGGCGTGATGCGCCTCATCGATCACCAGCAGATCGAGGATCGGGATGGCAGCGAGATGGTTGTCGCGCGACAGCGTTTGCACCATCGCGAACGTGGCGCGCCCGGACCAGGATTTGTCCTTGGCATCGAACACGGAGGTGCTGACGCCCGGATTCACCCGTGCAAACTTAGTCAGGTTCTGGTCGGTCAGTTCATCGCGATGAGCGAGGATGCAGGCCTTGGCATCTGGCTCGGCCAACAAGCTGCCGGCCACCGCCGACAGCATGATGGTCTTGCCCGACCCGGTGGGGCCAACAGATAGGGTGTTGCCGTGTTGGGCGAGCGCCGCCAAAGAGCGCTCGACCAGTAGGGCCTGGCGGGGGCGAAGCATCATGGCGGCGTCCCCCTTACTGTGCCCAGCTCGGACGACCCGGCACCGACGCACGGCCCGTGGCTTGGGCATAAGCGTTCGACCCGTTTGCGGGTGCTAGCGCTTTCGCTGCTCCCTGCGCGCCACCCATGAGGGCGGAGTAGTCCTTGTGGTCGGGCGTGATCGCAGCCTTGATCACGCTCTTGTCTTGGCCGTTCTGGTCTTTGTCCCAGTCGACCTTGCCGAGAAACTCGATGCCATCGAGATCGGTAAACCCGCTGATGCGGCGCGCGTTCTGCGCGGCAGGACTGTTGTCGCCAGGATGAACGCCGCGCGCTGAGTTGAGGATCGCCTTGACGAAGGTGCGGCCCATGTTTGCCCACTCAGGGCCTTTCGGGCTGTGCAGGCCGATCAGCGACCACATCTTGCGACGGGCGAACTCACCCTCCATCACGACGAACTCGCAGTTCAGGTACACCGAGCCGGTGTTGTCGTTGCGGGTGGCGTAGCCGCCGGTCCATCCCTGCGACGGATCATCGAAGCCACCCGGCTTGATGGTCATGCGGACGCGCACCAGCGTGCCCTTGGGAATCAGGTCGAATGAGGTCTGTTCGGAAGCGGAATTAAAATCGAAATAGGTCATGATCAGGACTCCTGAGTGGAAGTGGATTCGGGGATGGCAGCGGGCGCGGGGCGCGCGAAATCGAGTCGCTCGGTGGCGGGTCTGGCAGGGCCGGCGATCTTTTCCATCAGCCGGCCAAGATGCGGTTCCTCGATCGGATCGAGCCGCCCGGAGCGGTCCTTGGCGGGGTATCCCCATGCGTTCAGCGTGTGGCAGACAAAGGCGCGGTAGCTGGCGCCGTCATCGGCCTTCAGCTCGGCCAAGGTGACGACCTCATCGACGATGCCGGGCAGTTCGAGGCCGGTCTTGGAGCCGTCGATCTGCAGCGAGAACACGCGGCGATTGAAATCGTCGAGGCGCTCGTCGAGGATGCCGACGAACCAGACGTTCTTGCCGCGCGTGTGCTGCAGGTGGGTCAGCCAGCCGATCATTTCCTGGCCCATCAACCCATACGCACCTCGGCTGTCCGGTTTGCCGGTCTTCTCGGAGTAGGCCTGGGGCTGGCCTTTGCACCATTGCAGGCACAGGCGACCGGCCACGGTAATGGAGTCGACGAACACGGTGTCGTACTTGTCCAGGACCGTCGGATCACCGAAGCGCGCGCACACGGCATCGAAGTGGGCTTGGCTGAACGGCTGGTCGTCGCGCAGCGCTGGGTTCGGCCCGCCGATGTACACCGCGAAGTCACGACACTCCTGCCAGGTGCGCGGGCGGATCGTGTCGCCGGCCCAGCCCTCGACAGCCAGATCTCCAGCTTCAAGGTCGAAGAAAAGCGTGGCAGTGGGTTTCAGCGTCCAGAGCTGTGACGTTTTGCCGATGCCGCTCTTGCCGACGAGCACGCCTTTCACGCCACGGCGCTCGGCCAGGCGCTGGTCTGCAGTAATGATGGGGAGGCTCATTTGCCGGCCTCCTCGGTGCTGATGTTGGCGAACGCGTCAGCGACGGTGGTCACGCCGAGTGCGCCGCGCTTGCGGGCCATTTCGTACAGGTCGCGCAGACCGCTCAGACGGCGATGGATCAGACGGGATTCCGACTCCATGCCCTGGATCGCGAATGCCAGGTCATCAATGGTGGCGTCTTCGATGCGACGCACGACTTCGTCGGGGCGATTGCCGTCCAGTGCCGGGATGCGGATGTTTTCCGGCAGATCACGGAGATACATTTCCGGCTGCTTGCGCAGCAGTTCGAGCAGCGTAGGTTTGGTTTTCATGGCGATTACTCCTGAAGCAGAGCGAGACGGAAGCCCGGCTTGCCGGTCTTGAGGGTGCGTGCCGGGGCGAAGGCGCTCTTGAGCGACTCGGGCCACGCGTTGAACTTGGTTTCCGAGATCCGGTAGCTGATCTCCACGTACTCGGACGGGTCGTCACCGTTGGCGGCGATGCGCTGGGTGATCTCGGAGAGCCGCTTCTGGTCCCAGTCGACCTTCTTGGGTAGATCGGCGGTGATGCGGACGTGCCCGTCGTCGAAATGGACGACGCCGGTGTCCTTGCCTGCCGCCAAGCGCAGCTGGTGTGCGCGGTCGGCATACTTGAGATCCAGTGCGCGATCGACGTGCTCGACGATCGCCTTGGCAGCAGCCAGAAGATCAGCAGCGTCGTTCTTAAGCTGGAACAACGATTCGCTGGCAAGCGCAGCGAGTTCGCCTGCCGGGGTGGTCAGGACTTCGTCGGGGGAGATGCGGTTCACAGCGCACCTCCCGCATTGACGCGTTCAGAGGTGCTCTTGCGCAGGCTCTCAGCCTCGTAGGCTTCGATGTCCTCGATGCGATAAGCGACGCGCCCCTGCAGCTTCAGAAATACCGGGCCGATACCTTCGGATCGCCAGCGTTCAAGCGTTGCTTCGCTGACTCCCCAGCGTTCGGCCAATTGGCCTTGATTCAGATGTTTGACACTCACGATGCACTCCTTCTGGTTGTTGCGAATTCGTGAGGTCAGTTTCGAAGTCGGCCTGTGCGGGCGTCTGCCGCCGCCATGTACGGGCTGATGTACGGGCGCAGCTTCTGCGGGGAAAAACGAGGCCCAGAAAACAAAAAACCGCCCGAAGGCGGTTGTGCGTGGTGCTGCCAACTGGTGGCCGGGATAGAGTCCACGGAAGTGGTGTAACTGCGGAGGCCGATGGTTGAGGGCCATCGGAGGACTTCGGTAAGGTTGATGGTGCGAAGACCAACCGATACTGGAGAACCCGATGGCAGACGACAGCATGGCATTTGTGGAGAGGCTCAAGCAACAGGGCGGCGGCGATTTTCTGCGCTCGCTGGTGGAGTCGGTGCTTACCGACCTGATGGAATGCGAGGTGTCGAACAAGATCGGCGCCGAGCTGCATGAGCGCAGCGGCGAGCGCCAGACTCACCGTAACGGCTACCGCGACCGAATGCTGCATAGTCGCCTGGGCAGCCTGCAGTTGCGGGTGCCCAAGCTGCGGGAAGGCACGTATTTCCCGTCGTTCCTGGAACCGCGGCGGCTGGCCGAACAGGCGCTGGCTGCGGTGGTGCAGGAGGCGTGGATCAACGGCGTGTCGACGCGCAAGGTTGATGACTTGGTGCAGGCGCTGGGCATGACCGGCATTTCCAAGAGCCAGGTGTCCGAGCTGTGCAAGGGAATCGACGAGCGGGTGGAATCGTTTCTGAACCGGCCGATCGAGGGCGAATGGCCCTACCTTTGGCTGGACGCCACCTACCTGAAGGTTCGCAAGGGCGGTCGGGTGGTGTCGGTGGCGACGATAGTGGCCTGCGCGGTAAACCAGGACGGACGCCGGGAAATTCTGGGCCTGGGAATCGGAGAATCGGAAGCCAAGGAGTTCTGGATCGAGTTTTTGCGCAGCTTGCGCCAGCGCGGGCTGACGGGCGTGAAGCTGGTGATCTCTGACGCACACGAGGGGCTGAAAGCAGCCATTAGCCAAGTGTTCTCGGCGACCTGGCAGCGCTGTCGCGTGCACTTCATGCGCAACGTACTGGTTTGCGTGCCGAAGTCGCACCAGGCATTAGTGGGGACGCTGATCCGGCAGGTCTTTGTGCAGCCCGATGCGCAAAGCGCCCACGACGCCTGGCGCCAAGTGGCCGATAAGCTCAGGCCCAAATTTGGCAAGGCCGCCGGCTTGATGGACGATGCCGAACACGACGTATTGGCTCATCTGGATTTCCCAGCGGTGCACCGGGCGAAGCTGCACTCGACCAATACGCTGGAGCGGCTGAACAAGGAGATCAAGCGCCGAGGCAACGTAGTGGGCATCTTTCCCAACGAGGCGAGCATCCGGCGCCTAATCGGCGCGGTACTGATGGAGCAAAACGAGGAGTGGCAGCTGCAACACCGCTACATGCCGCTCCACACCCTGGCGGACCCGGCTGAAGACGCAGCAACCGCCAGCACTCAGCTGCTAGGGGTGTAGCCGGGAAGGAAAACCTGCCGAAGTCAGCGCTAGCTAGTTACACCATCTTGACGGACGCTATCGTGGCCGGTCAATCTCGGCGGAAGCCATACTTTCCCTTTTCAGGGTTGTCGATATAGTCCTCCCACTCCGTGTTGCCGCTGAACAGGTTCTGCATGCGCTGGCTGCGAGCGGTCTTCTTGTCGGCATAGGCTGTGCCGAGAATTTCAGCGGCTGGGAGAATCCACCTGTCGTTGATAGCCTGCTCGAACATGTAGCGGACTGCCGCAGCCTGACGCTCGCCCTTGATCGTCCATGGCTTGGTCTTGGTGCGGATGGTCAGCGTGTTGGTGTACTCGTCGAAATGCACCGGCAACACGGGGCGGATCGCGCCATCGGGCGGAGCGGCCAGTATTCGATGCAACAGATCCATGTCGATGCACGGCGTGGCGACGTAGTCGACGATTGCAGCTCGTAGCGATGCGAATCGGTAGCTACGCGGCGGCCGGACAAACTGCGGCAGGACACCGCCCGACGACAAGATCAGGCCCTGATCAGGCAGACTGGTTTGGCTGAAATGCCGAAACACCTGTTCGACAGATCGCGCCAACCCACGAACAAGCCAGACGTCTGTCAGTGCGGGTCCGATTCGTGCCTTCCCCAAATGCCAAAGGGTATCGTCCAGCAGCGGAGCATCAATCCCTTTTCGCAGGGCCTGCGCGATACCGAGAAGATCAGAGACGACGTTCAGGATTGCCGGCGGTCGGACGCTGAAGACTGCGACCTCTGTGGCCGGGACGAACTTCCATCGAAAAGTCTCGGGGCTCCGGTATCGATAGCGGTCAGGCTGGTCATCCTCCGCCAGGTCGACGTGCACGCGGTCATCGCCGAGTGGCGCTGGGTAGCTCCCGGCGTAGCCGACGCAGTCGGTCCACTGCTCCAGCAGCTTCGGCGTCAATGACGTCCGACCAAAGACTTCCCACCCAGGCACCCCATGAAGCCGCTGTCCGTCGCCGTCGGCAATCGGCTGCCCAGACCGTTCGAACAGGTCAATCAGATCAAGCAGCGACTGCGTCTGCAGGGGCTTCGACGACATCGCCGATCTCCTTCACCAGATGCCATTTGGCCAGCAGTCGGTCGCACAGCGCCCGGTCCTTTTCCCGCTTGGTCTTGATGTTGCACTTGTTGTCGTCGCGCAGGATCACGGTAATCGTCCGTGCGCGGTCCTTGCCGACCTTTTTCAGCTTGATGGACAGCTTGGCGTAGTTGAGGTGGTGATCGCGGAAGTCGAAGGCGGGACCGATCAACGACCGGGCGGCCGCGTAGATGTCATCGACGTCCTTGGTCCAGATCTTCACCAGGAGCGACCGTCCATTGCCGGCGGCGTAACCGAGCTCGACGACCTTGACGAACCCGACCGGCTCGCCGGTCAAATCAAAATTTCGCAGCGCCGCCAGGCTTTGGTAGTCATATTGCTTGAGCGGGATCTTCTCGCCGGTGATGGGCGATTGCAGCAGGGTGTCCGCCACAATGCGCGCCAACGCTTCGCGTCCCGCCGTGTCCTTCGACAGCACCTCCAGGTGCCCATTGGCCGGCTCGTAAGTGATGTGCGAAGACACCGCCCGGATCACCTCCTGGGGTACCAATTCGCTCGCCTGCACGCAGTCGATGATTTCCGGTGGGCGGTTGTGATGGATGCTGATCTGGTACAGATCCACGTCCTCGCCGGTCTGCGTGTCGGGCCGCAGACGCTTGAAGATCTGGATCGCGACCGCGTCATCGGAGCACCCGAGTTGCTGGGCGACGGTTTGGTGGAACGCCGCCTTGGCCGCTGCGTCGTCGAGTACCGCCAGGTTGGCAGGTGCCATGAATCCGGAGTAGCAGGAGGCGCTTTGCCGGAATACGTCGGCCTGTCGGGCGTTGAGGGCTTCCTCGAAGATCACGGGTTCATGGATGTGCAGCCACAGCGCCCGCTCGTACTGGTTCGGAATCGCGGCGAAGGCTTCCCGAGCGGCGTCATCGAAGATGTCGTCCTTAAAGCCGTCGATGACGTCCTGGCCGGCGCCATCTGACAGCAGCACGATCCGTTCGGCCACTTCCTCGACCCGCTGCCGCTCGCCCACACCAAGGGCGGACAGCACGGCCTCCATCTGTTCGCGCTGTTCTTTCTTGGGCGTCTTGGCGTCCACATCCGGCATGGCCAGGCCGAATTCATCCACCATGAATTCACGGAACACCGCCGGCGGCAGGTGGCCCAGGAGCTTGCTCAGGTTTTCTGCATCGTTCATCTACATACCCCTCAAAGGTTTGGATCGGCTTGGTATCAGCCTCGACGGCCCCTTCTTCTTGTTGGGGTGTGCAGACCGATGACGTTCGGTGTACCGAACGATTCAGATTGTCGCGGAGCGGTTATGGGTTTGTCAAGCAGGTACGAAATCGTTCGGCATAGTGGTATTATTTTCGGATTGAAGCCAACAAATGAGGAAATACCAGTGCCATCGCCCCTGGGGGACAAGATCCGCGCATTGCGGAAGCAAAAGAAGCTCAGCCTGGAACAGTTGGCCGAACTGACCGGCTCCAGCAAGAGCTACATATGGGAACTGGAAAACAAAGACGATCCGAAACCATCGGCCGAGAAGATCGGCAAGATTGCCGCCGTCCTCGAGGTCACCACGGAGTTCCTGCTGACCGAGTCGGCAACCACCCCGGACGAGGAAGTGCTCGACGAGGCCTTCTTCCGTAAGTACAAGAACATGTCCGAGCCGGACAAGAAGAAGATCCGCAAGATCCTCGATGCCTGGGAGGATGAATGACGGACACGAAAAAGCCCATGGCCGAGGCCAACCGCATCTCGTCCATGCTCAACACGGTTCTCGGTGCGGATCGCTTTCCGGTCAAGGTTGACGAACTGGCGCTGGAGTATTCCCGCCAGTGCTTTGCAGACTCGCCGATCGACACGGTTCGGGGCGAGGATCTCGACGGTTTCGATGGCCTGTTGAAGGCCAACAAGGCGCGCTCGAAGTGGCTGGTCCTCTACAACAGCGCCACCCCGTCGGAAGGCCGCAAGCGCTTCACGATCGCGCATGAATTCGGCCACTACATTCTGCACCGCCATCAGCAGGACCTGTTCGAATGCGGCGATGACGACATCGAGACGGGTGACAACAACGAGCGCGACATCGAGGCCGAGGCGGATCTGTTCGCATCAACGCTGCTGATGCCGCTGGACGACTTCCGGCGCCAGGTGGATGGACAGCCGATCAGCTTCGATCTGCTGGGCCACTGCGCCGACCGCTACGGTGTATCGCTCACGGCCGCCGCCCTGCGCTGGACCGAGATTGCACCCAAACGCGCGGTGCTCGTGGCCAGTCGCGACGATCACATGCTGTGGGCCAAGTCGAACAAGGCGGCGTTGAGGTCCGGCGCCTACTTTGCAACGCGCAAGAACACCATCGAGCTGCCGCACGACGCGCTGGCGCACAGCTACAACACTCTTGATATTGCCGACACTCGAACGGGGCGTGCCCAGTCCTGGTTTGCCCGCGAACCTGCCAGCATGCCGATCACCGAAATGACACGGGTCGCAGGCCAATACGACTACACCCTGACCTTGCTACTGCTGCCCGAAGCCGAGTGGCAGGGAGCGCGCCACGACGACGAGGAGCCGGAGGAAGACACCTACGACCGGTTCATCCGCAACGGCCAGTATCCGGTTAGAAAGTAGGCGCTACCGCGCTTCGGTTTTCGCACCAACCCGCACCAGCCCGCAAACCTTCGAAACTCCCTCATGGTGTCGCCGGCAGTCCATCCGGACAATTTCACTGCATGTGATTTTGACGGAAAGGACTGCTACCAATGCACCAAATCAACCATCTACCGCCCGAGCGGATGACGCCGGAACAGCGTCGCCACGAGATCGCGTCATTGCTGGCCAACGGCCTGGCACGCATGCGGATCAGCGGCGCGGAACAGTCCGCAAACAGAGCCGAAGCGAGCGAGTTTGAGCTTGGCTTCTCTGGCAACCAGCGCGTTCATTCAGACCCCGTCAACAAGACAACTACGGAGTCCAAATGAACACGTCACTTTCAACGCCGCCATCGGTGGCAGCACAAATCGCCAGGTTGCCCGAGCTGCCGATGGCAGAGATCCGGGCGCTCTGGCAGAAGTTGGTCGGCGGCGACACGCCCACCCACAACCGCCAATTCCTGGAACGCCGCATTGCGTACCGGCTACAGGAGGCAGAGTTCCGCAAGGTCGACGCCAACCTGCTGGATCGCAATCAGCGCCGCATCGAATCCCTGGTGGAAACCGGCAAGGTGAAAAAGCGCGACCGCGATTACCGTCCGGCCGCCGGCACCGTGCTGGTCCGAGAATACAAAGGCGTCGAGTACCGGGTGATCGCAACCGCCGATGGCCATTACGACTTCCAGGGCCGCATGTTCCCGAGCCTCTCGATGATCGCCCGCGAGATCACGGGCATGCGCTGGTCGGGGCCGTTGTTCTTTGGGCTCAGGCCGCCATCCAATGCCAAGACCAAGCCGTCCACCAAGAAGCGAGGTGGACGATGAGCGAAGTCCTGAAGCGCCGCATGCGCTGCGCGGTCTATACGCGCAAATCTACCGACGAGGGGCTCGACCAGGAATACAACTCCATCGATGCCCAGCGCGACGCCGGTCATGCCTACATCGCCAGCCAGCGCGCCGAGGGCTGGATTCCAGTAGCCGACGACTACGACGATCCGGCCTTCTCCGGTGGCAACATGGAACGCCCGGCGCTGCGCCGCATGATGGCGGACATCGAGGCCGGCAAGATCGACGTGGTTGGCATCTACAAGATCGATCGCCGTACGCGCAGCCTGGCGGACTTCTCCAAGATG